GTGCGACGGACCCTATTGTTTATGAGCAGATCCCCCGGCTGATCACCCTGGCCGAGCGCCGGATTGCGCGTGAACTGAAGATTCAGGGTTTCCAGACGGTGGTCAATACCACCATGCAGTCTGGGGTAGCGGTCTATCCAAAGCCGGATCGCTGGCGCGACACCATCAGCATCAACTTTGGCACCGGGACGAACAACAACGTCCACACGCCGGTCTTCCCGCGATCTTACGAATACGTCCGTAGCTACTGGCCGAATGAGACAACGACCGGTCAGCCGCTGTTTTACGCCGATTACGATTACAAGCACTGGATCTTCGTGCCGACCCCGGCTGCGGATTACCCGATGGAGATTCTGTACTACGAACTGCCGCCGCTGTTGGACGACACGAACCAGACCAACTGGCTGACCGAGTTTGCGCCGAACCTGTTGCTGTACGGGTCGCTGGTGGAAGCCACGCCGTTTGTGAAGGACGATCAGCGCGTTCAGTTGTGGCAGACCTACTACGACCGGTCGCTGGCTGCGCTCAATGGCGAAGACCTCCAGAAGATCGTTGATCGGTCCACGAATCGCCGGGAGGCATAAGTGACTACTTATACAAATACCTTCGGTGGAACGAACATCTACCCGAGCGATGTCTCGTACCGCTATGTATCGCTGACGATTAGTCAGGTTTTGGACTGGCCGCTTGAGGCTGCTCCGAGCACTGATGTCGTTGCGAAGATCATGGACGTTAATGCGACGACGACCAGCCTTGTCATCACGATGCCGGATGCGACTGAAGCCGGTACGGGTGAGACGGTCCTCTTTAACAACGTCGGCGCTAATACGTTCACGGTTGTGACCGCAACTGGCACCGTCATTTGCGCTCCGCAATCAGGCACGACGTTTCAGATTTATCTGACCGATAACAGCACGGTTTCTGGTACGTGGCGTTCGTTCCAATACGGAGCTTCAGCTTCGTCCACTAATGCCGCTGCACTGGCTGGCCTTGGCATCAAGGCAATTGCGACGACTCTCAACCAGTCGATGCCGGTTACGAGCTTCAGCACCAACTACACCACCGGTACGAGCGATCGCGCCAAGGTTCTAGTTTGGACCGGCGGTGGTGGCACGCTGTCGTTCGATGGTGCTCCGACCTTAGGCAGCGATTGGTTCGTTAATGTTCGCAATAGCGGTACTGGCGATCTGACGCTGGACCCCAGCAGTTCAGAGTTGATCAACGGCGCAAGCACGCTTGTATTGTCTCCGGGTGATAGCGCCATCGTTGTTACTAACGGCGTTCAGTTCTGGACGATTGGGTTTGGTCAGTCTGCTGTCTACGCATTCAGCCTGCTTCAGATTGATATCTCTGGAAGCGGTAACTATACCCTGTCGGTTGCGGAGCTGAATAAGACTGCTTATATCTTTACGGGTACGCTGACCGGAAGTCGAGACGTTATTGTTCCTACCACGGTTCAACAGTACTGGGTTAGTAATCAAACGTCTGGTTCTTACACGCTGGGCATCAGAACAGCCGGTCAATCAAGCCCCGGCGTTACTGTTTCTAGCGCAGCCAGAGCCATCTTGTATTGCGACGGCACGAATGTGGTGGATGCCGATACGTCAACGATTGGTATTCCGGTTGCGGTTTCTCAGGGCGGTACTGGCGCAACAACGGCCAGCGGTGCGCGAACGAACTTGGGAGCAACCACCATAGGCAACGCTGTGTTTACAGCAGCCAGTACATCCGCAGCCCAGATTGCATTGGGTCTTGACCCAATCGAGGGCGGTACGTACTGATGCCTCTTCAGCCGGTCATTGTTCGCTCTGAACCGGGTATCAAGCGAGACGGTACCAAGTTTGAGGGCAACTATTACGTTGACGGACAGTGGGTCCGCTTTCAGCGTGGACTGCCGAGAAAGATAGGCGGCTATCGTGCGCTTCAAGATCGTTTGGATGGTATTGCTCGTGGTATGCATATCCACAACCATAATGCATATACATACGTGCATATCGGTACGTCAGATGGTGTGTTTCGATTTCGGTTAGATCAAAACGGCCAGTCCAGTATTGTCACGAATCGTACTGATCCGAGTTACGTTTCAAATGCCAACAACATGTGGCAGTTCGATGTGGCGTTCAACACCACAAATAACCAGAACGAGATTCTGGCGCATGTTGCTCCAAACGTAGCTGACATCTCCTCGGATGCTCCGGGGCAGTTGTACGTTGGTTATGACAACGGCACAGCTCCGCTAACTCCGGTTCCGTCGCTGACTATCTCTGGCGGTATCGTTGCTTTGGCTCCGTATGTCTTTGCGTATGGATCAGACGGTTTCGTGCAGTGGAGTCGCGCTGGCTATACGGATGACTGGAGCGGTGGCGATGCCGGTGCTGCTCGGGTTACCAGCCAGAAGATCGTCAAGGGGTTACCGCTTCGAGCCGGTGCAGGTAATGCGCCAGCCGGTTTGTTCTGGTCGCTGGACTCTTTGGTTAGAGCTTCTTACGTAGGTGGAACTGCGGTATTCCAGTTTGACGTTATTACTTCGCAGTCGAGCATTCTCTCATCGCAGAGCGTGATTGAGTACGACGGTATTTACTACTGGTGCGGTGTTGACCGCTTCTTGATGTTTAACGGTGTGGTTCGCGAAGTTCCAAACAGCTTGAACCTGAACTGGTTCTTTGACAATCTGAACTACGCTCAGCGCCAGAAAGTCTTCGTGTATAAAGTTCCGCGCTGGGGTGAGATCTGGTGGTGTTACCCGCGTGGTAATGCAACCGAGTGCACTCATGCCGTTATCTACAATGTGCGTGAGCAGACTTGGTACGACACGGAGCTTCCGAATAGCGGTCGCTCTGCCGGTCAGTACGCTCAGGTCTTTAGCTCGCCGCTTGTGGTTGGTGTTATTGATACTGAGACCGTTGGCTATCGCGGAACGCAAACCAGCGAGCTTCGCGTAACCGAAGATGACCAGCCGCGCATCATCAATGATCCCAAGGGCTACGTGGTGTGGCAGCATGAGTACGGTACCGATGAGATTAACGGTACTCAGATCCGCCCCGTTCAGTCGTTCTTTGAAACGGCGGATATGTCGCTGCTGACTTCTGAGCAACCGCAGAATATGGCGGTTCGCATTGAGTACATGGAACCAGACTTCATTCTCTCTGGAAACATGACGGTGCAAGTAACCGGTCGTGCAAACGCCAGAGCCGGTGAAGTCACAAGCGATCCGCAGATTATCTATGCAACGCTGACAGATCGACAGCAGCAGTTGGTTTACTTCCGCGAGATCCGTCGTGAGATGCGATTCCGGTTTGAGAGCAACACGCTGGGCGGTAATTACCAGATGGGCCAGATCATCGCCCACATCGAACCGGCTACGGGTACGGTGCTCGGAGAGAATCCATGAGCCTGCTGACAGACCCGCGCTATCACAAGCTTCAGGACTGGGCTGATTACACAGTCTTTGATCTTGAGGGCTACGGTCCTATTGCTCGACTTGAGAAAGAGTCTGAGTGGCAGAATTGGGCGGCAGGCATTATTGGTATTAATGGTATCTCGCAGCAAAACCCTCCGTCGCCTTATCAGTTTGATGACTGGCGCGAATGGGCGCTTCGCTTCTATCAAGTTTTGGACTAGGTGAACTATGGCTAACTACTACACTTACGGCACGATCCCGAATGCTGAAGAGACGGTCTATGGGCCTTTGTCTGAAGCTTATGCAGAAGGTGGCGAGGTAGCGGCTCCCAAGATTCCGCCCGGTTTGCAGGCTGCCTTCTTGCGTATGCAGGGAAAGTCTCCTGAGCAGTTGGCTGCAAAAGAGAAAGCTGCTGCTGAGACCCGACCCCAGCGAGAAGTATTATCTAGCCTTCTGCAAAACAATCAGTTTGATTCTGCATTTAAGTATGCCAAGGACAACAACGTACAGAATCTTCTAATTGATCCAACTGAACTGAAAACGCTTCGTGGTCCGTTTAGTAACGATGAAATGAAGTTGTTCTTCAATGCTATGCCTAAGGATTTGATGGGCGAGCAGAAGGAACGCGAAGTTAAATTCACGCCAGATAAGGCGCTTGAGCAATCGCTGCAAGTTGCCCAGATTCCAAAGGAAGGCGCTGCACTTGGGCCGCTTGGAGAGCTTATCGGCTATCCGGATGTTCAGAGAGCATTTGAACCTCAAGAGCTTGTCAAAGAGATGACGGCTTTTGATAAGTTGATTCGCGCCGCTGTTATTGGAGGTGTTGCGTACGCTGGTGGAACTGCGCTTGCCGGTCTTGGTGGTGCTGGTGGAGCTGGCGCTGCGAGTGCTGGCGGAACTGGCGGCGGTCTTTCAAGCGTCAGTAGCGCGGTAAAAAGCGTTCTAGCTATTCCTGAAACAATTGGCATCAAGATTGGCGAGGCTTTGGGTTACAACACGCTAAGCACATTGCAGGCAAAAATGATTGGTAATGCGGTCATTTCTGGCGGCGTTACCGGAGCTAAAGGCGGCGATCTTGGGGACGTTCTTAAGTCTGCGGCAATGGCTGCTGGATTGACTTTTGTTAGTGACAAAGCAATTAAGGCAGTTACAAAAGCAGTTCAAGATAGCGGTCTTCTTAATTCAGCCTCAAAGGCTGGCGACGTTCTTCAGGGTGGAGTTGAAACAATTGACGACGCCACTGCGTCTAATATCACTCAGGGTATTGTAGACAATCTTGATCAAGTAAATGTAATTACAAATACTGGTGGCGCTTTGACAAACGCCGCTACAACATTGACTTCTGTTGCCGCTTCGCAACCTTCGACTAAAGAGCCTGAAGTTAAAGTTGAAACAACTAGGGATCAGATTGAACCTCCCCCGCCAGTTGTAGAACCGCCGTTGTCTCAAGAGCCTCCTGTTGATGAGCAACCTGCTGCGGAAGAAGAAGTTAAAGTTGAAACAGAACGAGATCAGCCGACTACTCCGGTTGTGACTGAGCCTACCCCAAAAAGTCCTTTGGATGAGGCTGCTCCGGAAAAGCCTGAGGAAGAAGTTAAGGTTGAAACGGAGCGTGAGCCTGAGACCCCGCCGGTTGTCACTACTCCAACGAAGCCGCCTCTTGATGAGGTTAAGGTTGAGACTGAGCGTGAGCCTGAAACTCCGCCAGTTGTTACTACTCCGACGAAGCCGCCTCTTGATGAGGTTAAGGTTGAAACGGAGCGTGAGCCTGAGACCCCGCCAGTGGTCACCCCTCCTCCAAAAGACCCGCTTGATGAAGTTGTTATTGAAACAGACAAGCCTGTTAAAGATGACATTATCATTCCGCCAATTGTCGTTCCTCCGACAACTCCAGTTGATCCGGTTAAAGAACCCAAAATCAATAAGCCTGATCCGCTTAAAGATTTGAAGGACAAGTATCTAAACTTGGAAAACATTCTCAAGTTGATTGGCGCTATTGGGTCTGCAACTTCAAAGACCCCGCAAGGTCCGACTGGTCCTTCCATTGGTTCTGGCGGCATGGGCGGTGCGTTGCCGAAGTACACCTATACCCGTAAACAACTGAGTCCGGACATGGACTACTACACCTACGGAACTCGTCCTGAAGCGAAGTTCTTTGAGGGTAGTTTCCAGTTAGAGAAACCGGTACAGCCTCCCCTGTCAGAGCCTGAGTCTCCGCCAGCCAATCCTCCGGGCAATACGGAAGATATGGTGATGGGCGCTCAAGTACTGATCCCAGCTACGGTAGATGGAGTTGAAGGTTATTACACCGATTCAACCCGAAGGAATTTCGTTCCGTATCCAATAAACACTGCGGGACCGCTTTCCATCAAGCCGCAAATTGCTGAGGAAGATCCGGAATTTTACAAGAAGTATGTTCAGGATCAGAACGTGCCTTCACCACTGACTCCAGTTAAGGAGGACATGCGTCCAAGTGGCGACCGAGTTGATTGGTTTAATTTGTGGACTCAAAAGAGCAAGATGAGTCCGGAGCGATATGACGAGTACGTTCAGCGAATGGCTCCGTTGAGTGGCATGAGCGAAGGCGACTATCGCAATTACCTGTCTGAACGCTCTGCCGAGAATGCTGCGGAAATCGCATATCGTCAAAGTGATGCCGGGCGGGCCGCAATGCTTGCTCAACAGGAAGAGGCTCGTCGCAATGCCATGAATGCTGGGCTAACGATGTCTGTCCCTGAGCCTATGGTTGAACCGCCTAAAGAACCGGGGATGGCTACGGGCGGTCTGACTGGCTACGCCAAGGGTGGTTCCAAGAGTTCCCGCTACGTGGATGGTCCCGGCTCGGGTCGAGAAGACAAGATCCCGGCTCTTCTGAGCGACGGGGAATATGTGATTGATGCTGAAACGCTGGCTCTGCTGGGGGACGGCTCGACCAAGGAGGGTGCTCGGCGCATGGATAAGTTCCGTGCTAATATCCGAAAGCACAAGGGTCGTGCCCTATCGCGTGGCCGGATTAGTCCAAACGCAAAGTCGCCCGATAAGTACATGGGCGGAGGGTTGACCTGATGAGCGTCGTAGACTTTCTTTTCGGGGGCAAGGCTCCCACTCCCGGCAGTACTGCAACCAGTACGCAAACCCAACTTCCTCAGTGGTACACCGACTACACCACGGACATGCTGGGTCGTGCTCAGGGCATTGCTAACCTTCCGTATGCTCAGTACACCGGTCCTCGGATTGCGGGATTTACCCCGACCGAACTTTCCGGTTTTGAGCAGACTAAAGCGGCAGCGGGTGCTTATCAGCCCTTCTTAAATCAAGCCGGTGCTGCTTTGGGTCAAGCCGGTGGCATGAGCGGGATGGGTGCCGCAGCCGGGGACTTTGCAACAGCAGCGGGAATGCAGGGCGCTAAAGCAGCAGCTCCGTACCTGACTCAAGCCGCAGGCATGTCTGCGCTATCTACCGCTCAGCCGATGTTTACGCAGGCTCTGACTCCAATTCAGCAAGCGGGACAGGCTTCGGCTTTAACGGCAGCGCAACCGTTCTTGGGCGCAGCGTCTCGGACGTTCCCGCAGGCGGCTCAGGAATACATGAGTCCGTACCTGAAGAACGTGGTTGAGCAGATGGGCGACATTGGTGTTCGCCAGTTGCAAGAGAAGTATCTCCCGGCCATCGGTCAGGAGTTCATCGGAGCCGGTCAGTTTAGCGTGGGTCCGGGCAGCACCCGCATGGGTGAGTTTGGCGCTCGGGCGTTGCGAGATACGCAAGAGGCTATTCTGGCTGAGCAGGCCAAGGCGCTTCAGGCTGGTTACGGTCAGGCTGCGGACATCTACGGTCAAGACGTTGGCCGGTTGGCTCAGTTGGCCGGAACCGTTGGTCAGCTCAGCACTTCCGACCTTAACCGGATGCTGGAGAGTGGCGTTCGCGTTGCCGACATTGGCGCGAAGATGGGTCAGCTTACTTCTGACGACGCATCTCGGATTGCAGAGATTGGCAAGGCTACGGGCCAGCTTACTCAGCAGGACGCGGCAAACTTGGCTCGGATTGGAGAGTCGAAAGGGCAGCTTACCCAACAGGATGCTCAAAACCTTCAGAACCTTGCATCCAAGTATTCTATGCTGGGCGAAGCTGCTCAGACCATGGGGCTTACTGGCGCTCAGGCAGTTACTGGTGTTGGTGCAAAAGAACGCGCCATGCAGCAAGCCAACTTGGATCTGGCTTATCAGGACTTCCTCAATCAAGAGAAGTATCCGAAGGAGCAGATCAAGTTCTTATCGGATGTTCTCAGTGGTGTTCAGTTGCCGCAAACGACGATTACCAATACCACCACGACTCCGGGTCAGGCTGGAGATCCGTCGCTTATCGCCAAGTTGATTACCGGTGGTAAAGGCGCTGCCGATTTGATTGACATGTTCAAGAAGTACTTCCCAGCAAAATCTGACGGCACTCAGTATGACTATGATCAGATTTACAAAGACCTGCTCAAGCTTGGTGGGGGCTAATCATGGATAGAGAAACTGCTGAAAGACTCGGATTGCCATACGATCCCGCTCTTGACGATACAGTTGATGATGAAAGCGCTCAGCTTGACGGATCGGACTACGATGCCGAAGAAGAAGCTAGCGGACTTTCATATATCCCTGCGCGTGTTAGAAGGGAGTATGAGCAGTCATTAAAGGCTTACGAAGGCTCCTACAATAATCAGATTAACCAAATCCAAAAGGCTAGGGATCTTTTGTTATCCCAGCCTACTGAGATGAGCCGTCGTGATTATCTTCAGCAGCTTGGTTCTGTTTTAACAGCTCCGCGCAAATCTACTGATCCGCGTTTTTACGAGCGCCAGAATTTATATACGTTCCTCCGCGATGTGGGAGAGCTTGGCTCTGCCAAGAAGGCGGCGGAAGAGAAGGCTAAGCTTGAGCAACAGCAGAAGCTGCTTCAGCTTGATGAGCTTTCAGCCAAGTATGGTCAGGAGCGCGACTACAATCGCTTGAAGCTTGCTACTGAGCTTATGGGCAAGTACAAGCCAACGGCTGCTGGAAAAGATGACGAAATTATTCGTCTTCAGAAATATCGCGATACTTTAGATATTACAGATCCTCGTCGTCGAGAGATAACCGAAAGAATTAACTATCTGACTCGTGGAAAGCCTGAAGCTCCAAAGGCAGCAGAGCCTTCTGCTGGCATTAAAGCGATTGATAAAGTAGTTGCTGAAGACTACGGCAAGTGGATGATGGGCGGAGCATCTGCTGCCTCTAGCCGAATTACAAAGCTGAACAATGCTATTGCCGACCTTTCTACTAGAACAGACATCAGCGGGCCGGTTGAAGGATTCATTGTTGAAAACATGCCAACTGCGGCATCCGCCTTCTATCCAGAAGCGCAGAACGTCAAGGACGTTATTGAGTCTGTGGTTCAAGAAGACCTGCGGTCTATCTTGGGTGGACAGTTTGCTCAGCTTGAAGCTAAAGAACTTATTAAGCGAGCTTATAATCCAAGACTTAGTGAAAAACAAAACCTTGCTCGTGTTCAACTTCTTTTGGCGCAAATTAAAAATGTCACTAATTTGCGACAAAATTTGTTTGACTACTTCGCAGATAATGAAACGACCCGAGGCTTTGACTTTGCAAAGCTTGACCCGAATAAGCTTTTGCTTACGGATGAGGACACTAAAAAGCTTGATGCTGGCATGAGCGTTCAAGACGTTCTGGCTGGTAAGCCGTTACCGAAGCAGGGGGAGTCTAAGCCTGCTGACGCTAAACCAAGCGAGCAAAAGCCGGGGCAACCTAAAAAGAAATACAAGAAAAAAATTAAAGTCGGCGATCGCATCATTGAAGTTGATGTTGAGGAGTAAGACCGAATGCCTACTTACACGATTGCGGGTAAACGGGTTACCTCTCCGGAGCCTCTTTCAGATGAGGAGATTGCGGCGCTTTACAGTGATTTTACCGGAGCAAAGACTGCCGCTCCGGCTCCTGCGGTTGCTACTAAGGAGCGGTTTACTCCCGAGCTGCCACGAGATATCCGCACTCCGCAAGACGTAGATGTCCGTCGTGGCGCTAGCGGTCTTCTGGGCTTGCCCGGTGGCTTGCTTGACATCGCTACCGGCATCGCTGGTATTGGCGGTGAGAATGCAGTCACCCGTTGGCTTCGGGAGAAGGAGCGTTCTCTTGCCGCTCAAGCCCCGAGTCAAGAGGGCTACGAAGCCGGAAAGATTGTTCCGCAGATTGTTCCAGCGGCAACTACGGCAAAGGTCGTTTCCAAGATCCCCGCTGCTAGTGCTGCTACTCGTGCTCTTCTTCAAGCTGCGGGTCAGGCTGGTCAGGCTTATGCGGTTACTCCGTCTGCTTCCGAAGATCGTGAGCAGATGAGCGTCCTTGGTCTTGGCCCTCGTGAGTCCGCTGCCGTAGTGGAGGGCGGTCTTGGCTTGGCAGGCGAGGCTGCGGCTCCGCTTGTTCGCCGTGGAATAGACTTCTCTCGCACCATGCGAGATCGATTCGCTGATCGCATTACCGGATTGCCTACTACTCCGGTAACCGAGCAAGAGCGCGCTGCCTTGGAGATTTCTCAGCGCCTTGGACCAAGAGTGAGCGAAGAAGAGCTATCCGCTGTTGCTAAATCTCAGCAGGAAGAAGCCGCTCGCAGAGAGGAGCTTGCCGCTCTTAAAACCCGTCAAGCTGCTGCTGAGGCTGCTCGCGAACAGCAGCAGCAGGCTTTGCTTGCTCAGAAGAAGGCCGCTCAAGAGGCGGAAGCTAAGGCCCTTGAAACCGTTGAGCTAACTCCGACTCGCGGCAAGCAGGAGCTTGGTCAGCGATTGCGCGACACCGTCATGGCTGCGCGTAAGAAGTACATGGATGAGCGTGCTCAGGCGATCGGCAAGTTTGAATCCGGAGATGAAGTTCCGGTGTTTACTGTCGCTAAAGAGAAAGAGGCGGCTGGTCAATTCATTAGCAAAACTGATGAATTTAAAGATCTTGTTAAATTTTTGCAAGAACGCGGTGTTGGTCGAACTGGCAAGTCTGAGCTTGATCGTGAAGAAATAAAAGCATTTAGAAATGTTCTTCGCGACATAACTCCTAAGCAGCGAATTTCAGAAACAGTTATTGATGAGGCCGGTAACAAGGCTGTTGTTCGTAGGCTTGAGCCTATTGATATTACTTTTAATAAACTTGAAAAGCTTCGCCGCCGTATTGCAGCGGGAGACCCGGGTGTAACTGAAACCGGATTCAAGGCCATTATTGGCGATAACAGAAAAGAGCTTGTTGAAAAAATTTCCAAAGTTATGGAAAGTTTTTCACCCGGTTACCTTGATTACAAGAAGGCTTACGCCGAAACATCTGAG